GCCCCTTTTAGGTGCATGAATCCCTCCAGATAGTTCGAGAGGGCTTGAGATTGACATCAATCTTAGGTGTATGGGTTCTGAAGATCGAGTTGTAAAGATTCTTAGCTTCTTCTACATCGATATTTGTACTCCATGAAGATTGGAGTTCCTTTATACAGGCAGAATATCTTTTGTAGCGGAAGTGTCGAAGGGCTCTTTTATTTATCCGAGCGTTGGGTCGCACGTAACCAGTGATCTGACCGGATATAAGGCGACTAAGTAGTTCCGTTGGGCTAAACTCTTTGAGCTTCGCTAAGATCTGTGATCTTCGGTTTGACATTTCCTGATGGATTTCCTTATAGGATTTTAGTCTTGGTTGTGTAGCCGGAGTGAGGTATGCTTGGCGATGAGAAAGTTCCACCTGTGATTTAGCCTCGGTGATAACATCTTCTACTTTGACTCCGACAGCAGTAGTTTTACAGCTTTTTAGTGAATGTCTCAGTTTGGCTATTCTATCGTCGTTCATCGATCGATACTGAGATATTGGACCATTTGTTGCATAAGAAAGGACTGTAAATAAGTCTGGCTTCATCTGGTTCCCTGAACCGCCCTGAGTCATAAGACCGGGTGTTGACCTCCTAGGTGCTAAAAAGTTTGCTGTTCGTAGAGCGCATGCTTTAATTCTTGGCTCGACATTCTTATCTCTAGATATCTTGATAAGTGAGTCAACGACTAATCGACCTTTCAATCCGTCGATGGTCTTTTGAGCGCATGCTTCGCCTATTCTTTCAATTGCCGGACCGACGGCGAAATCGGCGTTTTTCGAGGCCTTTGCGACGAATCTTTCACAGAATACTCCTGCGTAATCCGAGATGAATGATTTCTTTCGATTATTTTCCAGACCGAGTGATTCTATGCAACTTTGATACTTCTTGATGGTTTCTACATCCCACAAACCGATAAGATCATCTCCACATATTTGATGGTCGTTCTTTTGAGCTCCGGCTTCATCGGCAGCGAATGCGTTTAATACGTTGAGAACTGTCCATGAGGGTCCTAACCCCATTAGAGCACCACATTTGTTGGTAAATGTTTCATTATCGGGTGTAGTGATAATGTGTTCGGCGACTACATTGTCGAGTGCTTTATCCCACCATTCTGGCTTGCCAGTGATGTTTGTGATCTCCGTCAAGACGAACTTCGATAGCGGTATTGAGATGGGATCTGTTGACTTTTGAAGGTCTGCGGAGAATAGCTTAAGCTCACGAGGTTGAACACGTTTGTTGACAAGCTTGAGTGGCTTGTTATGCAAGGCCATTTTGGTCTGATTCAATTTCTTTAACCATGGCATTAACCATGCTGTCATTGCTCTGGCTTGCCAGACAACTGACGCGGAATGCATTGTTGGTACCCTGATTTTTCCATCAGGAGTTATAAAGGAGAACATCTTTCCTTTTCTTATAGAAATTGGATCCGCATTAACGGCGTTCATAAAGGTGGTTTTTAATTCATCTTCCTCGTTCTCTGTATCCCTGAATAATAATTCAGATTCTACTTCCAATGCCCAAAAGCGGTTAGCTGCTTCTTCTCTATCGATGTCCTCATCGCTATCATCAGATGAGTAGTGTCTAGTTGCAAGATATCGTGCTTCCGCCATTTTCGACTCTAGTTCTTTCATTCGATTATGTCGATTGGAATATAATTCTAGGGCGATTAGGGAGCCACCCTTTCTGGAAGGTTGTTCGACACAAGATTTTGTGCTTGGTATTGGCAGGTTGTGTAAATTCTTAATTGGTTTGCGACGAGCGAGAAGTCTCTGAATGAAGCGAGACAATCTCTCGAGTATTGCGGGCTCTGGCATCGGTGTCTCTATAGACAGTCGTTGACGGGCGGCTTGAAGTTCACTGTCTATGTCTGATTTGGATGGTTGAGGACAAACGAGAGCTCTCGAAAGAGTAGATGCGATGAAGTATCTCTTTGACGACATGCCTCGTGCTAGAAATTGGCTATTATTGTCCCTATGATTCATAATTGACATATGACGAAAGTGTTCTGAGAACTGCTTCGAGACCTTCTGCACTCCG